TTGAGGGATGGCCATAGATGGACCTAGCAGCATTGGAGCCGAAGCAAACGAGGTGGATTGAGGCGGGAGCGCGAATGGACAAGATCGACGAATTACTGCTCGACTGGTACGAATGGCAGGCCGCGTACTCGCCAAATCTCGATTACGGAGGTGCTGAGCCCGCGTGCCGGGATTTCCGCGCCAGCCGACAATGGATGGACTACGACGACCTGAATGACGAGGTCGAGTGGAATCTAAAGACCGCCGTGGGAAAAATCGTCGATCCTATGATCCTCAAGCTCGGCATGCGATCGCGTTTAGCGATCAACACGGCGATGCGAAACTTCGGCGCTGGGTCGACGGTATGGGTCAATCCTCGGCACTCGGACACCCAGGATGAGGACTACGAGTCGGCCAAGGCCATCCTGTGCCCGCAGCTGGTCATGGCCGGGCTGTTGGAGCGCGATGCTTGCAAAAAGCCTGAAATCGTCCTATAGTCCGCGCCGTGGGGGCAGCGCTCGCCCCGAGAAAACCGAATCGATCACCGAAGCCCGCTAGGCAGCCCGCCAGCGGGCTTTTTGCTTTTGGAGCCGGAATGGCAAAACTGAGCACGCTCGCGCGAAAGCGCTTGAAGCCGTCGGACTTCGCGGATCCCAGGGACCGCAAGTTTCCGATCGAGGACAAGGCACACATCGCCAACGCCGAGTCGCGCGAGCGCTTCGCTACGCCGGCCGAGCGCAAGAGGATCAACGGAGCTGCGCGGCGTGCCTTCGGGGGTGCGCGATGATCCAGCCTACCGATGACAGAATCGTCGTCGAACTCGACGAGTTGCGCGACGACGTTACGACGGCTGGCCTGATCGTCAAGGTAAGCGATACGGTCGAAAGCAAGCGTCACCTCGGCAAGACTGGCGTCGTCGTGGCTGTCGGTCCGGGCAAGCGCAACAGCGCCGGCCATCGTGTTCCCCTTGTTGTGAACGTCGGCGATCGCATCCTGTTCGGCGAATTCGAGCGCCGTGAGCACCGGGAAGACGGCAAGCACTACCTGATCATGCAGGAGGCGGATGTATGTGGGGTGATCGAGTGAAGCGGCCTGCAGCGAGCCGCGCGATGGTGCCGATGCCGCCTTTGAGCGCCGTGCATCACATGACCCAGAAGGTCCGCGCACTGAGCTATCGCGTGCCCCTGCTCGTCCGTGTGGGCAATCGTGGCTTCACGTTCTCGATAAGCGGCTGGAATGGAGCAGTGTGATGGCGCGGCCCGGACACCCCACCGACTTCCGCGTTGCCTACGTGGAGCTCGCGCGCAACTACTGCCTGCTAGGAGCGACCGAAGCTGAGCTAGGGCCGTTGCTGGGTGTCACGGACCGCACTATCCGAAACTGGAAAAAGGCGCACCCCAAGTTCGCTGCGGCGATCGAGGAAGGCAGCAAGCACGCCAATGCGAAAGTGATGGGTGCGCTTTACAAGAACTGCATCAGGGGTGATGCGACATCCATCATCTGGTGGACAAAGAACAAAATGGGCTGGCGCGACAAGGCTGATATCAACGCGAATTTGAGCGGAGAGATTCACACCATCACGCGCCGCGTGATCGACGATAAGACGCCTGGCCCGAAATGAACGAGCTAGTCATCGAGACGCCGCGTGTGTTCCTGCCGCTGATCGATGACAACCTGCGTTACCTGGGCGCGCATGGCGGCCGCGGTAGTGGCAAGAGCCATTTCTTCGGCGAACTCGCAATCGAGCGCTCCGTGATGGACAAGTTCGATCTTGTCTGCGTGCGAGAAAATCAAAAGTCGCTCGACCAGTCGGTGAAGAAACTGCTCGAGGAGAAGATTCGCTCGATGAATGCGGGCTACTACTTCGACGTGCAGGACGCGAAGATCAAGAGCATCTACGGCGGCGTGATCATCTTCCAGGGGATGCAAAATCACACGGCCGAGTCGATCAAGTCGCTCGAGGGATTCGACGCGGCCTGGGTCGAGGAAGCGCAGACGTTGAGCCAGAAGTCGCTCGACATGCTGCGCCCGACGATCCGGAAGGAGCAGCCCCGAAAGTCGCAGCTTTGGTTCTCCTGGAATCCGCGCTTCAAGACGGACCCAGTCGACATGCTGCTGCGCGGAGGGATGCCCCCGCCCGACTCGCACGTGGTAGAAGTCAACTTCTCGGATAACCCAAAGTTTCCCGAAGTGCTGCGCTCCGAGATGGAGTACGACAAGCGTCGGGATCCGGACAAGTACACGCACATCTGGCTAGGCGGCTATCAGCAGAGCAGCAATGCACGCGTGTTCAAGAATTGGCGCATCGAAGAATTTGACCGACCGGCGGGCACGATCTTCCGGCTTGGGGCGGACTGGGGTTTTTCGGTCGACCCGTCCGTCCTCATCAGAAGCAGTATCGAAGGCAATGCGCTGTACATCGACTACGAGGCCTATCAGGTCGGCTGCGAGATCGTGAATCTGCCGGAACTGTTCATGAGCGTGCCGGATGCCGAGAAGTGGCCCATCACGGCCGACTCGTCGCGGCCGGAGACGATCAGCCACATGCAAAAGCATGGCTTCCCTCGCATTACGAAGGCCGTGAAGGGCCCGGGCAGCCTGGAAGAAGGCGTCGAGTTCCTGAAGTCGTTCGACATCATCGTGCACCCGCGGTGCGTGCATACGATCGACGAACTGTCGCTGTATCGCTACAAGACCGATCCGCTGACGGATCAAGTACTCCCCATTCTGGAAGACAAGGACAACCACGTGATTGACGCTCTGCGATATGCGTGCGAAGGCGCGCGCCGTGCCGTGAAGCGCGTGGTCAAGGCACCTCCGGCCCGTGTGCCGGCGCACCTTGTCGGTGGTTCTGGCGGGTGGATGGCATGATGGACGCCATCATCAAAGAGTGCGTCGACAACTTGAAGATCGCCGTCGAGGCCGAGACGCAGAACCGCGCCGAAGGCATCCTTGACCTGAAGTTCGCTGCCGGCGACCAATGGCCGTCGAACATCCAAGTTGCGCGTGAGCTCGAGCACCGACCTTGCCTCACGATCAACAAGACCGATGCGTTCGTGCGCCAGGCGGTGAACAACATGCGCGAGCAGCGTCCGCGCATACAGGTGCATGCCGTATCGGATGGCGCCGACAAGGAAAAGGCAGACGTTATCGCCGGCCTGATGCGGCATATCCAGGTGAACAGCAATGCCGACGTCGCCTACGACACGGCGGCCGACTTCCAGGTGCGGATGGGCTGGGGCTACTGGCGCGTCGCATCGCGGTACGTGCGCGAGGATAGCTTCGACCAGGAGCTGTACATCGACCGCGTGCGCAACCCGTTCACGGTCTACCTGGACCCTTCGAGCACTGCGCCGGACGGTTCGGATGCCGAGTGGTGCATCATCAGCGACCGGATGAAAAAGAAGAAATTCGAGCGCAAGTACCCGAAGGCGAAGTTCGTCGATTTCAGCAACCTCGGCAGCGGTGATGAACTAATGGATTGGGCGACCGACGACGAAGTCCGCGTGGCCGAGTACTTCAAGGTCGAGAAAACGCCCGACGTGCTGTGCATGCTGTCGACTGGCAAGACGGTCTACAAGTCGCAGATCAAACAAGAGGATTTGGACACGCGTGGCATCACTATCGTGCATGAGCGCGAGTCGGTTCGGCGCCGGGTGATGTGGTACAAGATGACCGCCAAGGAAATCCTGGCCGAGAGCGAATGGCCCGGCCGCTGGATTCCGGTTATCCCGGTGTACGGCGCGGAGTACGAGCTCGAAGGCAAGGTGATTCGCTACGGCATGGTGCGCGGAATGCAGGACCCGCAGCGCATGTACAACTTCTGGCGCACCGCCGAGACAGAAATCGTTGCGCTCGCGCCCAAGGCCCCGTGGATCGTGGCCGAGGGACAGCTTGAGGGCAAGGAAGACACGTGGAACTCGGCGAACAATAAGAGCTTCGCCTACCTTGAATACAAGCCGGTCCTGCTCGATGACGGCACGCCGGTACCCCCGCCGGAACGTCAGCAGCCGCAGGCTATGCCACAGGCTCAAGTGAACGCCGCCATAGGTGCGAGCGAAGACATGAAGGCCGTCGCGGGCATGTTCGATCCGGCGCTCGGGGCACCGGGCCAGGAAACGAGCGGCGTGATGGTGCAGCGCCGGCAGCAGCAGTCGGACCGATCGAACTTCCACTTCTACGACAACCTGTGCCGCTCAATTCGGCATACCGGAAAGATCATCCTCGACCTGATCCCGCACTACTACGACACGCAGCGCGTCATTCGCATCATTGGAGAGGACGGCGTGCCGGACAGTGTGACGATCAACCAGAAGCAGATGACCGAACAGGGCGTCATCGTCGAGACTCTGAACGACGTGACGGTGGGCCAGTACGACATCGTGATCGACACCGGTCCGGGCTACCAGACGAAGCGCCAAGAGTCGGCGGACAACATGCTTGGCCTGCTGTCTACGCCGCTCGGCGAGAAGGTCGCAAGCACCGCAGACGACATCATCATGCGGCAATTCGATTGGCCGGGCGCTGACCAGATTGCTGACCGCTTGGCGGCCGCAAATCCGATCGCGATGGCTGAGAAGAAACTGCCCGACAACATTCCGGACGACGTGAAGTCGCTGGTCGCGCAGCTGCAAGGTCAGAACCAGCAGCTACAGCAGCAGCTACAACAGGCGGCGCTCGATCACAAGTACCGGTTGAGCGTCCAGCAGATGAAGGAGCAGGGCGAAACACAGCGCGCAACCATGCAAGATCAGACCAAACGTCACGACGTCGAGAGCCGCGACACCACCGCGCGCGACATCGAAGAGATCAAGGGCCACGTAGCGGTGCTGCTGGCCCACATGAATGACCGCAGGGAAATCGCCGCAGTCGAGGCCGCAGCCAAAAACGACGCGACGCACTGACCGTTTCAAGTTTCATTCTCGCCCCACCCGGTTACCCCGCCGCGTGGGGCGTTTTCATTGGGGCCCGTGGAGTTTTCCATGTCCGAAACACGTTCCGTTGTCACTTCCGAATCACTGATGCAGCAACTTACCGGCACGCCGACGCCTGAACCGAAAACGCCTGAAAAACCTGCGGGCGAGGAGGGAAAGAGCGCTGAAGTGAAGCCAGAGGACGGCCAGCAACCGCCGAAGAAGAAGCCGTTGGTCGAAGAGTTGGTCCGCACGCGACACGAGCGCAACGCAGCCCGCGGTGAGGCGGAGGAAGCGGCGGCGAAAGCTGCGCGCCTCGAAGCCGAACTGAACGATTTGCGCGCGCGAATGGAAGCCAATCAGGCTTTGCCGGCTCCGAAAGATGCCGACCCGAAGCCGGAGCGCAGCCAGTTTGTGTCCGATGAGGACTATCAGGAAGCGCTCACCGACTGGAAGGTCGATCAAAAGCTTGCGGAGCAACAGCGGGAGCAGGCGCAGGCCCGCACGGAAGCGATTCAGCAGCAACTCGCCGACAACTGGGCGCAGCGGTTGGAAATGGCTAAGGCCGAACTCACCGATTTCGATGAGGTCGTGGGCAAGTCGGAAATCGATCTGCCGAACCACCTGTACGTCGCGATCGTCGAGAGCGATATGGGCCCGCAATTGGCCTATTACCTGGCGCAGAACCCGAGCGAAGCTCGCCTCCTGAAAGGTATGTCGCACACGTCCGCGTTGCGCATGCTCGGGAAGCTCGAGGAGCAGCTCGAAAAGGCCAGCGAAAAGCCGGAAGAAAAGAAGCAAGGCGGCACCGAGAAGAAGCCGGAGCCGCCGGTAGAGAAATCAAAGGCGCCACCGCCTATCGAGCCCCTGAAGGATGCTTCAGGGCCTATCGAAAAGCCCACCTCGGCGATGACGTATGCCGAGTACAAGGCTCATCGACAGGCGCAGATCAAGGCTCGAAACAGTCGGTAGCGCTCCACAAGCCAATGAAACCCGCTTAACGGCGGGTTTTGTCGTTTACGGAGCATGAAATGAGCAACAACCTTTTAACCATCAGCGATATCACGAACGAATCGCTGATGGTCCTGGAAAACGAGTGCGTGTTCTCCGACAAGGTGACGCGCGAATACGACGACAAGTTCGCCATCCCGGGCGCGAAGATCGGTTACACGGTCAACGTGCGTCGGCCCGCCCGCTTCAAGGGCACCGTCGGTCCCGCGTTGAGCGTCGAGGACTTCGTCGAGTCGAGCGTGCCCGTCACGCTGACCACGCAGTTCCACGTCGACACGCAGTTCTCGACGGCGGATCTGCTGCTCTCGATGGACGAGTTCAGCAAGCGGCTCATCAAGCCGGCCGTCGCCACGATCGCGAATAAGATCGACTTCGACGGCTTGCAGTTCGCGTATCAGAACACGGCCAATGCGGTCGGCACGCCTGGCACCAAGCCAGCCGCCGCGCTGACGGCCCTGACCGCGAAGGCGATCATGGACTCGGAAGCGACGCCGGACGATGGCGAGCGCTGCATCATCCTGGATCCGTTCTCGATGATCAGCATGGCCGATGCACTGAAGGGGCTGTTCAACCCGCAGGCATCCATCGGTGAGCAGTACAAGAAGGGCATGCTCGGTAAGGCCACGCTCGGCTTCGACTGGTACCAAGATCAGAACGTCAACAGCTACAACGTGGGGGCGCAGGGCGGCACCCCTGTCTTCGCGACTGCGGGCACGTCGTCGGCTCTGATCACGAGCGGCTGGCAGGACAACGGCACGCTGTACACGACCGGCTGGACGGCGTCGACCAACGTGCTGAACGTGGGCGACGTCATCACCATCGCAGGCGTGTATGCGGTGAACCCGCAGAACCGCGCGCAGTGGGGCTCGAATCAGCTGCGTCAGTTCGTCGTGCGTCCCGCGGTTGGCTCGCTGTCGAACGGTACGTTCACGCCCATCACGAACAGCTTCGGCCAGGTCGTGGGCGGCAAGTACACGTCGGACGGCTCGGGCGTCCTGCAGTTGACGATTGCCCCGGCGATCATCAGCGGCGGCCAGTTCCAAAACGTGTCGGCGGCGCCGGCCAACAACGCCAGCATCACAGTGTTCGGCGCGGGCGGAACGTACAGCCCGCAGTCGATGGCGCTCCATCGCAATGCCTTCACGCTGGCGACGGCCGACCTCGAGTTGCCCGACGGCGTGCATTTCGCCGGGCGCGCGGCCGACAAGAAGACCGGCATGTCGATTCGGATCGTGCGGCAATACACGATCAACAACGACGCCATCCCGACCCGCATGGACGTTCTCTACGGCTGGGCATCGCTGTATCGCGAACTCGCCTGCCGCGTCGCCGGCTAACCGCATTGGGGGCGCCTACGAGCGCCCTCTCCTCTTTCAGGAGCAAGCAACATGACTACGATCAATCCGGGCCCGGCGCAAACGCAGAATCCGGTGCCCACCGGTTCCGTTGGGAACATCCAGAAGCAGGCCGTCTTGCAAACGGCCTCCATCACGCCGGTGGCAGTTGCGGCCAATACGACGGCGCAGCAATCGTTCACCGGCGTCGGGCTCGGCACGCAACCCAATGACGTCCTGGAATACGTCGCGTCCCCGGGCGCTTTCCAGGCGGGCCTCATCGTCGCAAATGTGACGGCCGATCCGACGACGAGCGACAAGATCACGATCACGTTCGGCAATCTCACCGCCTCGCCGATCACGCCGAACGCTGGCTCGTACACCTTCGAAGTGTCGCGTCCGCAACCCGGCGACGTCGTCGCGGCCGGCGCCGGCTACATGAACTCGTTCTAAGCACG